GGCGTATCCAAAGCCGCCGGGTCGGCTTCCATCGCCCGTGGCCATCTCGTTTGCACACCATTGGATCTTGCCCTCAGGACTGTACTTGATGACCGAGCCGAAGCGTTTGTTGGCGAGGCCCTGCGCGGTCGACACCGCAGTGCCAGCCTGGTTGGGAGGAGCCGCTACTTGGTCAGGGCTGGTTCCGGTGACACCGAAGGGGTGCGGGTAGTTGTTGGGCGCCGCGGTCCCGCGCGGCACGTTGAGCTGCGCCCCGTACTTGTGGGCCAGGTACCCCACGATGACCGTGTTCTCGTTCACCGTCTGCGACTGGGCGACCGAGTTGTACTGGAGATCGTCGTAGGTGAGGATCTTCTGCGTCAGGTCGGTGCGTGACTTCACGTCGAGCGCCAGGATCTCGAACACCTCTCCGAGGTATCCGCTGGCCGAGCCCTGGATAGCTCCATTCTGCGAGCGCATGAGCCCGAGGAACGTGGGCTCGAGCGTGAACGACTCGCGGCTCTGGAAAGAGTCGATCGGATTGCCGTTTACCTGGAAGAGCGAGACCTGGCCTGAGGTGTCGCCTGTCCTCTTTCCGTCGTTGACGAGGGCGATGATGGCGAAGTTGCCGGGGTTCGTAGTCGCCGTTCCGGGCTTCACGTCAAAGGCGCCGGGACGGATCATGCCGGCGGTCCCATCGCCGCCGCTCTGCAGGGTCTCGCCGGTGAACCAGTAGATCGAGCCCGCCAGGTCCGTGCCCGGCAGGTTGATCGTGTTGGTGTCCGTCGAGTTCATTAGGATGATGTGGTCATCCGAACCCGACTGGGCGTTGTCTCGGTCCTGGCCGATGAGGGTCCGGATCAGCTGCCCAGCATCCTCCGAGGTCTGTGAGGGGCGGCACACGATGTAGACGGCGAACCCGCTGTCCGTGTACGCAGGAAGAATCGTGTTCTGCTGGTCGGCGGCCTCCTTGGCGATCGAGGCGTTGCGCGCCGACTTCAGCACCTGGTAGGGGGTGGCACTGCCGTTCGTGAACCGCACCGACTTGTGGCCACACAGGGCGTCGGTGACGAGATGCGGGCCACCGTCTTCGTCGTCGAGCGCCGCGTAGAGGTGGCGCATGCGCTTCGTCCGGTCGCGCCAGCGCAGCACCTCGACCCCGTCCTCGACGTCACCGGCCACGTCGGATCCGTCGATGTCGTCGGCAACAAGCCAGCACCAGACACGCTTGGCGAAGTCCGTGAGCTGGTAGGGGGTCCAGTCGACTGAGTCGACGGAGAAGTTGGGCACGAAAGGGTCCGGGTCGCGCCAGTAAAAGGTCGATGTATCACCCGCAGGTTCATGGGCGGTGATCACCGAACCGTCTGCCTTTATAGCGATGGAGTTCACCGGATGCGGCACGCGCCACTCTTGAGCGAGCCGCGGGTTCACTCCCTCGATCTGGTCGTAGACCCGGACCCAGGAGCGCTTGCGATCGGTCTCGTTCTGGATCGTGTAGAGCCGGCCCTGGAAGACGACGACGTCCTCGACGTAGCACTTGGGCTCGATCTCGAACAGGATCTCGAACTTGTCGTCCGGCAACTGCTCGTAGCACCAGATCTTGGCCTTCTCCTGGAGGCCGCTGGCGCTGACCGCGGCGTACACGCGGTCCTGCTCGTCGACAGCGAGGGCGCGGACGACGTGGTTCTCGTCCTTGATGGGGAGCGAGATGAGCCAGATCTGCGCCTGGTCCGCCGACTTCTTGACGATCGCGGCGTTGCCGTCGAGCGCGTAGACGTTGCCCTGGCGGTCAGTCTTCAGGTTGCGACAGGCACTCTTCGAGGGGGTCGTATCATCCCAGGTCACCGTCTCGGATCCGGCAGTGATCGCCGTGTAGGTGACTTGCCGGTTGTCCTCGAAGAACATGATCAGGTCTTGGACCTTGACCCCGGCTGTCTTCAGCGGAGACGGACAGTACTTCGAGAGCCCGTTGCGCTTGTTGCCCCGCAGCCGCCCGGTCAAGCAATCGAGGCCACGGACGTTCTGGTACTCCCGCGCTGTTCCCGGCTCTTGCTCGGAGTAGGCGAGCGTCTCCGATAGGCCGCCAAAGGGCCAGTCGATCTTGAACACTGACTCGGGGAGCTCCATGGGTCACCCAGGAGGCGGGATGCGGTTGACGAGGTCACAGACGAAGGAGTTGTAGTTCTGCCGGCGCCAGATCGTGGTGCCGCCTCCTTGGATCTGGCCAACGTATGGCTGCGCCATCCCATCGGAACGCTTCGCGGCCTCGAAAATCGGAGACATCTTGATCTCCTGGAGGCGCGTGTGAATCGAGGCGACGCTGCTCCGCTCGTAGCCAGCGGCGTAGGCGCGGGCGATGAAGATGAAGAGGTCTTCGATCCATCCGGGGATGTCGATCTGTGCGCTGTCGGCAGAAACGTCCACCCAGCGCGACCGGTAGGCGATGCGCATGGCACCCGTCGCGTTGTCGCTCGGGTTGGGCCAGATCTCGAGGATGGGGGCTGGAGGAGACCCCGTGTAGACGACGGCCCCGTAGTAGGAGCCGCGGCCGGCCTCGATGACGACGCTCGAGGCGCGCATCTGCAGGATCTCGGCATGGGAGGTAAGGGTCACTCCTCCCAACCAGTTCGTGCTGGTCGTTGCCACCCACACGATGTCTCGGAGGTCGTCTGGGAGCTCGATCGTGCTGGGATCGATGCGCCACTCGATGTCGCCGGTCGAGAGGTTGGAGGCGGAGAGAGAGCCGTCGAGGACGATGGCGTTGGCCGAGGTGCGCGACGCGATCTTGTAGACCCCGGTCGTGGCGCCTGTGCCGTCGACGATCGTGATCTCGTCCCCGGCGAGGAAGGTGTAGTCGGTGAACGCCGCAGCCTCGGTCAGCGTGCTCGTCAGCGTCGTCCAGGTTGCGACGGTCCCCGAGAGCTGGCCCCGTAGGTCGAGGAGTGCTGAGCGTCCCTGGGCCCAGTTCCAGGGGTGCATCGAGTACAGAAAATGCCCGGCTTGGTTCAGCACCCCGAACTTGTCGAGTCCGATCGAGAAGTCGCCGCCATCGAGCTCGTGCTGGATCTGGGCGAGGACGTGGCTGATGGCGATCGTCATGGGAGAAAGAGAAGGGCCCCGCCCCCGGGAAGGACGGAGACGGGGCCCGCGCGGTGAGAAAGGGCTTCTGACGAGGACTTAGGTGAACGCCGTGGCGCCAGCCTGGCCGCGGCTGAGAGCGATACAGCCGTTGTGGAGGAAGACGCGCCGCAAACGGCGGTTGGTGAGGTTCGTCTGAGGATCCGTGTAGACCGCGACGACCACCTCGTTGGAGTTGATGACCCCGTCGAAGTTCTTGGCAGTCGTGATGGTCAACGGATCGCCAGGAGCCATGTTGTCGGTTCCTGCCTTGATGCAGAACGCCTCATCGATGATTCCGAAGAACTGGTACTGCCCATAGGCGTTGTCCACGATCGGGGTGGAGTCGACGCACACGCCGACGATGCAACCACGAAGCAGGCCAGAGCCCTGGTTCGTGTTGGCAGTCGGATCGACGACCGTGTTCCAGATCGTGTCGTTGGAAGCTCCAGGGATGTAGGAGTTGCGGTCGTTCGTTGCGATCTCGGTCGCCACCCCTGGGGTGAGCGCGAGAATCACGACGTCGCCCTTCGAGTGCGTTCCACCCGAGCGGTTTCGGCACGTAATGGGCGAGACCGCGACCGGCCAGAATCCGCCAACCGGGTCAGGTCCACCCGCCGACTTCATGATCCAAGTAGACATTGGGAGTGCTCCTTTCTCGGTTAGCTGTAGAGGCCGACGTAGACGTCCTTGAGGGGCTTGATCAGACCTTGGCGCATGCGCGAGACGCACTTGAAGTTGCCCCAGGTGCGCACGGGCATGACGAACGTGTCCGGGTCGTTGAAGTGCTCACGCACCTTGCCGCGCAGGAAGAAGACCTCCTCATGGAAGCAGGGGTAGAGGAAGTTGGAGTTGATCCAGTACTGCCTGGGGCCAACGAAGCTGTTGGCGGTGTTCGTGCCCTCAGCGATGTTGTCCGTCGCAGAGGCGAGGGTCGTGTGGTTGGGGTAGAGCGTCGCTGTCGTCAGAGCATCCACATACTTGACTGGGATGAAGTTGAACGACGGATCCGGATAGGCCGGGTCTTGGCGCGTCTGGATGATGAACAGGTCTTGGAAGGCCCGGAGACACATGACGTAGGCCGTCTGGTTCTGCGGCGATCCGAAGATCTGTTGGTTGTTGTACCCGGGGTTCGTGAAGTACTCACCGTGGTCGGGCGGCTTCTCGAAGTGGACCTTCTTCCACATCTTCTCCATCGCAGCGAGAAGCGTGGTCGTGCTCGCCAGCTGCGAGTTGTTGGTGATCTCGTTGGTGTACGTGGTCACCTGGTGCATGAACCTGTTCTGCGAGAGCACCGTGCTCGAGGGGTCGAGCCCGTGGATCGTGGTCCACGGGGTTCCGGCGGAACCGGCCGAGTTGTAGAGGCCGTTCGCGTACTCGTTGATGAACGCGGGAATCGAGTACCACTTGCCGAACTCGCCGCCGGTCGTCGACTCCATCTCCGTGAAGTCGGGTTCCGACCAGATGTGTTCCTCCATGAAGTCCCACTTGTCAGTCCACATGGCCTGCTCGTAGTGGCGCTTCAGGTCGACGTACTGCTGGAAGCGTTCGCCTTCCGTGCCGTACTTCAGCTTCTCGTTCTGCATGATGTCCTGGAGCGTCCAGGACATGT